TACTTTGTCTAGTGCCTCAAAACATTTATAAATAAATTTATCAATCATTTTGTTCTTTTTCGAATCCTTCTTGTAGCATTTGACTCAGTGTTTTCTCTTTTTTCTTCCATTTCGTAAAACATTTTGTCCGAATCTTCTGTAACCATGTTGTTATCTTCTGCGTCCCAGTATGTAGTTTGAACTTTGTAATCTGGCCAGCTGTCATCAGTAGTATAACTGTTAACGTGCCAAAGAATACGATTATTAGGCTGAGCTGCATAATTCCCGTTAGCAAGAGCCAATACATGCGCACACTTATGTTCTTGAGGTATTTCAGAATGTTCAACATCCAATATATTAACATCTGGATGCGCCCAATCAATCGTAAATAAATATTCTCCATGATAAAATTTTTTATCTAGGCCTAAATATTTTCCTTTTATACCAGCCAGCCAATCAAAGCGATGAACACTAGGCCAATAACTAAAACAGTTCCACAATTCCAACTCGTGCGTCTGCATATTCGGCACATCGGCTCTATCATACTGTTTTTGGAAAAACGCTGAGATAGGCAAACGCCAAAAGCATGCACCATTGGGAAGCATGATATTAAATAAGATCGCACGCCCTGATATGGATGTAAGACCGAAGACCACACAGTCTTCACTTTCTCCGTGATGTTCTTTAAGATCATAAAGATACTCCTTTCTTATTTTACAATAAATTGGTGGTATGTTAGCATTCAAATAAGACATCTAGCATTTCCATCTCCGTCTAGCTTGTCTTAGTCTTGAATTAGGGTCTTTAGCAGCTTTAGGAAATTTTTTCATTTGCCCTGCTGACCTCGCACAAAAGCTCTTTCTACGTTTGGCAGCTTTAGATCCAGCTTTTACTTTTCCTGTTACTGCCGTTTTTAATTTAGATCCTGGATTTTCTCTTCTGTATCTTGCAACTCCAGCTGAAGTCATACCAGCTCCAGATTTAGTTGATCTAAAATATTTTTTTGTTTTTGGTGGTTGAACATCACCACCTCTTTTAAAACTTAAAATATCTGCATAGTAGTCATTCATATTATTTATCTAATATTACTGTCACAGTACAATCGTTTATAGCTTGTATTGACATACCACCTTCAAATAAAATTCCGTCTTCTGCTAAATTATATGCAAAAGTATCTCCAGCTGGTACATCTACAATAAATTGATCAACTCCATTACCGTCTCTTAAAGTTACTTGTCCCGCCGTTGATGATGAAGTTGATCCAAGAATTATTCCTCTTAATCTTGTTCTTCCAGCAAAAACACTTCCTGTAGAATTTTTTCTTACTGCTTTAACGTCACTTTTCATATTACGTAAATGTTATTGTTACTCCACCTGTACCAGCAATAGTAGCATGAATACCATCATCAAATAAAATACCTGATCCCGGTAAATACATATCTAAACCTTCTTCACCAAAAAGATAAGTAGCAATAGTTGTTCCTGAAGCACCACCGCTTTTAAAAACAATAGATGCACTTGCACTATTACCTTTACCTTGAATAGATGTAAGTCTTGCTCTTCTTCCAGTTGCAACCATTTGTGCTGTTGCTGTAGCATGAGCACTCGATTGATCTGATGTAAAACTTCCTCCACCTGACATAATTTTCTCCTTAGTTGTGGCTCTCCGAAGAGAGCCACTAATTATTTATTACGCTGCCCAAGCAAATGCGCCTTTGACTGCTAAAGGATCTTTAGCTGAGTCAAGACCTACATGCCATAAGCCTTTTTCTGTACAAGAAAAATATAAAATACTTCCAATTGTAAAGAAGTTTGTAGTTGCATTAGCTGCAGTGAAAACTAAAGAACCTTCACCTGCTGTTGATGTATCATAAGACACAGCATCAGAGTCTCTAGTTTCAATTAAGCTTCCTGTAACCCATGCATCAGTTCCTAGTGCATCAATAGTTAAAGTGTTTGTTCCACCAGTAGTGTCTACACTTTGAACGTAAGCTACTCTTGTTCCAGCTGTAGCTGCAGGTAAAACCATTGAACAAGCTGCTGCGCCTGTAAAGTTTACCGTGCTAACTTGGTCTGCTGGTAAAGAAACTCCTGAACCCGCAGCAACTACTGCGTGAGTCATTCCAACAAAATCAAATTTAACGTTTAAATAGTTTGGTGTGATCGCACCAGTTGTTGCGTTTTTTACAATAGACTGAAATCCGTTTTCGGATCTAACTGGTCCTGTAAATGTTGTATTAGCCATAATTTTCTCCTTTGTATAGCTTTTAACTTGTAGTCCCTATACCGTCTGCCTAGCCAGTCCACAAGTTATTTTTAATCTAGGTATTTCTATTATACATAAAAAAAGGGGCGATGTGAACACCGCCCCTTTTAAGTAATACTTAACGTATTTTAATTATTAACTAGTTGGTAGATTTCCATTACCAAAAATACATCTTGGATCAGAGAATCCAAAAGAGTATCTTTCTCTAGCTTTAAATCTTACATTACCAGTATCGAAGTCACCTTCAATCGCAGTTTTGATTGGCGATCTAACGAAGTGTTTTAACCCGTTAGGAATGTCAGTCAATAAGAAGAATGAATCAGTATCAGTTAAGAAGTTATTTACTCTATAACCTTCTGGTACCATTCCCATTGAAGCGATTGCGTTGATATCGTTATCTGCAGTTCCAACTCTTTGAGGAGTTTTCATCAATCTCTCAGCAGTAAATTGTAATTCTTTTGGAATTATCATTTTTCTACCTTGAGCAGCGATTTTTAGACCTCTTTCGTCTACGAACGATGCGATATCGATTAACGACTGTTCTAATGAAGTTTCGTTTAAGTCTGCAGCAGTAGATAATACATTTGAGAATGTACCACCAGTTGCTAATGGGTGTGCGTTAGAAATTAACGGTACACCGTCTCCACCAGTTACAGCAGTAAACTGTGCTTGGTTAAGAACGTTAGCAGCTTTAACTTGCTTCGTATTAGACATTGATCTTGCAAGAGCTCTTGTGTATCTCGCTGCAAGTCTGTCGTATAGGTTATCTTCGATTGCTTCTTCAGTGATAGCAAATGCTAAAGCAATTGTTTCGTGGTTGTATCTAGCTGTGAAAGTTTCACCTGCTTGATCAAACACTACTCCAGCACCTTCTTGTTTAGTTGGTGCAGAAGCGAAACCACTTAACATTACTTCTTCTTCAAAAGCTCTGTCTGATGTTTCAGTAGTGAAAATCTCTGCGTGTTGATTTTCATATCTACTATATTCCAGGCCAAATAAAGCATTCAAACCTGGCTCTAGTTCTTTAACTAGTTGTGATCTTGATATTGCCATAAGTTATTCTCCTTTATTATGCTATACCTGTACCACTTCTGTAGAAGTGATTGTTGATTCTAACAAGAACATTAGCATTAGCTGATCCAGTGTCAGAGTTATCAGGGTCTTGCGAAATATCGATCGCTTGAATAGCGAAAGTAGTTGCAGTACCTGATACTGATACATCAAGCTGTGCTTTTGAGATTCCTGTTGTTGTTACACCAGTAGTGTCTGTAACAGAATAGTTCTTGTACAAATCCGCTCTAGTGAAAGCTGCGTCTGCATCAATTAAGAATACAGCATCAGGGTCATCGATGATGAATGCAGTAATGTCACTCGCAGCGATTGAACCTGGATAGTAATTACTATACGTAGGCTTTTGTGTAGTTGGATCTGTATAGAAACATCCGTTAAAAACGCCCACAACAGCATCAGATGTATTAGCACCATGCTTCTGAATGTTACCAGTTCCTAGTGGTTCCACTAAGTCACCTTGGTAAATCGCAGTAGCATAACCGCTAGCAATCGTATATCTGTTTTGAGCTCCAACTAATGGTGTACCGTCTAGTTTTCTGTAAGGTCTTAGACCAAACTTTTCACTTACGTTTGCCATATGTTTTTTCTCCTTTTAACATTTGTTTAAGACCCGGTAGATATTGCAAAATTATTTTTTGCGACTACCACCAAAGGTCACTCTTGACTGTCTATCAATATTGATAGGCATGTCAGGATGCTGTTCCTTCATGAGATCATTATCCACAGCGTTCATTCTATCTTGAGTTATTTTATTAAAATACTCAGCACGTGCTTCCAATATCTCTACAGGTATCCTTGCCAGCACAAGGCCTCCAATTCCTATACACCCCTGATAAGATCCTTCGGTATAGAAAGGATATTTGTTTTCGCCAATCTCTTCTTTAATTTGATCGACTTTAACAAAGTCCCAACCTTCCCTAAGTTTTTTAGATACATTAGCTGTATCTTCAAAACCTTGAACGGTAGTACGTATCCATCTATGGGCGTAACCGTTCGGTGCAGGTGGCGCATCCAAACTGGATGGTGGAGCCCAAGTCTTTTTAGCTTCTTTCGAAACTTTTGAAGTTGACTCCCGTGAAGTTCTCTTAATTGTACTCATACTATTTATCCTCCTTCACGTATCTAGCGTATTCCTCTAGTGGCACCCCTAATCGTTTAGCAATAGCTACCTGTGATTTGGTGAGTTTCACAGTTCTGCGTCCTTGTTGACTACGACCAGCCGAAGCTACCGTTTGGACGGGTTTCGGTGTCTCCTTTTTAGGCTCGTCTTTAGCATCATCAAAACTATCTGGAAAATACTTCCTTAGTCTTGAATCTACTTCATTATAATACTCATCACTATCTACTTCAATACCCTCTTGAGATATATTGTTATGAATAGTAATAGCAGCATTAGTCATGACTTCATCATTACCAAACCACTTATTTTCCTCAGCCCATTTTTTAGCCTTTGGAGTTATTTGTGGTGTAGTTTCTGATTTTTCCGCTGTTTGAGGTTCAGCTTCTACGTTGTTTGTTTGTGTTGTTTTTTCTTCTTCTTTTTCTTTAGCTCTTTTCTCTATTTCGAGACGAGCTTTTTCTTTTTCAACAGCTAACTGAGTTAACCTATCATTTGCTTCCATAATTTTAGAAGCATCAGAAGATTCAATAGCTTGTTGAAGGGCTACTTTGACTTGTTCTCTTTGAGCATCAACTCTAGTATCAAATTCTTTTAAATACTGTTCGTCTGACTCTTTTAATTTTATAGAGCTTTGGTCAAATTTCTTTTGTAAACCTTTTGCAAAATCAAGAGCTGCTTTTTCTCTTCGTTCAGCTTCTTTTTTTTGAAAGACAAGTTTATCAATTCTTTTTTGATAATCTCTTCTTGACTCTTGAAGGTTTGGTTTTTCTTCTTCTTTAGTTTCAGTTTTTTCTTCAACAGAAGTTTCTTGTGGTTTATCTTCAGTAACTTCTATTTGAGGTTTATCTGATTTTTCTTCTTGTTTAGAATGGTCAGTGTACCCAAGATCAACTTCACCTAAATTTAAATTAGGTTCTTTTTTATCTTCAGCTTTTTCTTCTACTTGAACATTCTCTTCTTTGACGTCATCGGTGTCTAACTCGACTTCTTTTTCTTTAGCAAGCAGTGCCTCAGCACTGTACTTATCTTCTGCCATGTTTATCCTCCTTTAAAACAAATGGAGAATATCTTCTGGCTTATTTATAGTTCCTATGATCTCGTCATCATTTAAAATACGGTGTTCACCATATTTTGTATTAAATCTACTTCCAGCGTATCTGCCGTAAACAACAAATTGGCCTTCATTACACCAAGCACCTTTTGGAAACTTTTCAGTATCCTCATAACAGAGATCACCCATCTTAACTACAAGTCCAACAACAGTTGTCATTTGTATTTTATCTTGAGTTTCATCTGCAAGTATTACACCGCCTTTTGTTTTAGCTTGTCCTGACCATGGTCTTACAAGCATACGATATCCTACAGGGTTTGGTATGTCGTTTAGATATTTTTTGATGCCTTCTGGATCTGTTGGAATTTGTGATTTAACCTCTTCCTTATTATCTTTCGAACCGAAATCTGTAAGTTTAGGTTTTATCAATTGTACCATCGTTATCCTCCTTGTGCAGGTTTTTAATATCCTGAAGCAGCGTTTCTAAGGCGCTGAGTCTGCCCCTAGCATACATCAACTGAGATTCGGTTTCAACCCCATAGCAAATATGATCCTTTGTGGAAGTTATTTCTTTTTTAATAATTAATTTTACTTTATCAGTTGTAAAAGGATCCAACATTATAATTTAAAACTTTGAAGAACATTAAGTTTCTCTTCTGCAGATGCA